AAATCAGTTTAGTAATAAATATCGTTCACAAGATAGAAATCAAGTAGCAGGGTTCTCTACAACATCCAGAACAAGACCATTAATCATCTCAAAATTAGAAGAGTACATTAGAGATAAATCAATCACAATCCGTTCAGTAAGAACAATAGATGAAATGTTTACCTTTATATGGAATAATGGTAGAGCTGAAGCTATGAGGGGTTATAACGATGATTTAGTTATGGCTCTTGCAATTGGGTTATGGGTTAGGGATACTGCTCTTAGATTAAGACAAGAGGGTGTTGATTTAACAAAACAGGCTATTAACAGTATTTCATCTCATACTTATACTGGTATATATGGTGGTAATGATAATGAGGATAATCCTTGGAAAATGGATATCGGTGATGGAACTCATGAGGACCTGACAAATTGGTTATAAATCAATTTTGTTATATTTATATAGTATAAGATTTATTATGGAAAATACAACTAAAGAACTTTTTGAAGATTTTACAAACCAATTTAAAGATGATATCTTTGAATATGATGTAGAAAATCACGATGATTTGGTAGAATTCTTAGAATTTATAAAAGAATATAAGACTGATGTAAACGAAGCTGAATATCAAGGTAGAGATGTCAAGCTAAATAAACCAATGAGAGGTGATGTTAAGAAGTTTAAAGTGTATGTAAAAAACCCAAAGGGAAATGTTGTAAAGGTAAACTTTGGACATGGTGGAACATCGGCTAAGAAAGCTGGTGAGAAAACTATGAAAATAAAGAAATCAAATCCAGATAGAAAAAAGGCTTTTAGAGCTAGGCATAATTGTGATAGTCCTGGTCCAAGAACTGGAGCTAGATATTGGAGTTGTAAAGCGTGGTAAATAAATTAGGATATATTAATAATTTTTCGTATCTTAGGGAGATTATTAAATAAACAAAGATAAAATGGCAGAACAGCAAAATAGTTCATTTTTTAATAAGTTAAGTAAACTTTTTTCATCCCAAGCGGTAGTAGTCGTTGATAAGGATGGTAAGAGAACTATTAAGGATACGGATGATAGACAGCAAGGTAGTACTAACTTAATGAATTTAAGAGATAGGTACACTAAGTTACAACGTTCTTTTTATGGAGACCAGATGGCAGCTCAATCAATGGCATACCATCAAGTTCGTAGAGAATTATTTAGAGATTATGATGCAATGGATAATGACCCTATTATCTCATCAGCATTGGATATATACGCAGATGAATCAACATTAAAAAATGAATTTGGTGATGTTATTCAAATCAAAACTCAAAATGAAAAAGTAAAAGAATTATTAGAAAATCTTTTCTATGATATTCTTAATGTAGAATTTAACCTATGGGCTTGGACTCGTAATATGGTTAAGTATGGTGATTTCTTTTTATCAATAGAAATTGCTGAAGGTAAAGGAATTATAAATGTACAACCACTTCCAGTTTATGAAACTGAAAGATTAGAAAATACCGACCCAACAAACCCAAACTATGTTAAGTTTAAAGTTAATCACGACCCAAATGGTAAAGGTGAATACGAAAACTTTGAAATGGTACACTTCAGATTATTATCAGATACAAACTTCCTTCCATATGGTAAGGCAATGATTGAGAATGGTAGACGAATTTGGAAACAAGTTTCTCTTATGGAAGATGCTATGTTAATTCATAGAATTATGAGAGCACCTGATAAGAGAGTTTTCAAAATTGATATTGGTAACATTCCTCCAACTGAAGTTGATAACTACATGCAGAAGATTATCAATAAAATGAAGAAAACTCCATTCATTGACAAGAATACTGGTGATTACAACTTAAAGTACAACATTCAAAACTTAACTGAAGATTTCTTCTTACCTGTTAGGGGTGGTGATAGTGGTACTGAGATTGATACATTAGGTGGTTTAACTTATACCGCTATTGAGGATATCGATTACTTAAAGAATAAACTATTTGCAGCTCTTAAAATTCCAAAAGCATATTTGGGATACGATGAGAATGTAAATGGTAAAGCAACTCTTGCTGCAGAAGATGTAAGATTCGCTAGAACAATCGAACGAATTCAAAGAACATTAGTATCAGAACTTACAAAACTAGCAGTTGTACATTTAGCAGGGCAAGGTATAGAAGGAACTGAAATGGTTGATTTTGAATTATCATTGGTAAACCCATCTACAATCTATGAGCAAGAGAAGGTAAACCTTTGGAGTGAGAAAGTAAGATTGGTATCTGATATTACTCAATTGAATATGATTTCAAAAGAGTGGGCATATGAGAATATCTTCAATATGAGTAAAGATGAGATTGATTACCAAAAAACTCAAATGGTTAACGACCTTAAAGATAGATTCAGATATCGTTCAATTGAGGATGAGGGTAATGACCCGGCAATGGAAACTGAATCAACTGATGTTGAGAATGAATTAGAGGAGTTGAAAAACGAACTAAAAGATAAAGGTGGTAGACCAANAGAAGGTAATACCTATGGTAAAGATAAACACCCATATGGGAGAGACCCGTTAGGTGCTAAGGAAAACCAAAAGGCTTTGAAGAAAAACGAAGTTAAGGTTGGGAGAAAGGCTAATAAATTTGCTAAAGAATACGTTAATGGTATATCACCTAAAAAGAAGGTAATTACTGAAAAAACTGACTTTTTAAGTGATAGTAATTTATTAGACGAGGAAAATTTTAATAAATAAAATAAAACTTATATTTATATACGGAAAACTTGCGTATAAAGAATATATTATTATAGGGTAAATAACGTAATGAAGAGAGTAAAACATTCAAAATTTAAGAATACAGGTATTCTATTTGAACTATTGGTGAGGCAAATCACCTTAGAAGTTCTTAATGGTGATACGACTGAAACTGCAAAGACTATAGTAAGCGAGTTCTTTTCATCTAAGACTGAATTGAATAAAGAGTTAAGATTATACGACTTGTTACTAAAAGAAAAGTATAATTCGGAATCAAGAGCTGAAAAGTTCATTGATACAATCAATGAAGCGCACAATAGAATCAATCAACGGAATTTACAAAAAGAAAAATATAATCTTATTAAGAAGATTAACGAATCATTCAATATGGATGAATTCTTATCTTCACCTATATCAAACTATAAGGTATTAGCTTCAATATATAAAGTATTTGAATCTAAGAACTATGAGAACTATGATGTAAAGGATGTATTTAATTCGAAGATTACTCTAATCGAAAACATCACATCAAAGCCAACTAAATTAGTTGAATCAACGGAATCGGACAGAGTAGTTGAGGCCTATAAAAAGCAAGATAAAGATTTACGTTTACTTACTTATAAAATATTGGTAGAGACTTTCAATGAAAAGTATTCCAACTTAGATGATAATCAGAAAAATTTATTAAAGGAATATATCAATAACCTATCCAACACAACTGGATTTAAATCGTTCATTGAAATGGAAATTCCTAAAATCATTTCTGAGATGAAATCGTTGGGTAAATCTATAAACGATAAAGTAACCAAAATTAAATTAGCTGAAACTGTATCAGTTTTATCTAAAACCAAAATTGGTAAAGTAGTTTCCGATAACCACGTTTCATCATTAATGATTTCATACGAATTAATTAAAGAGTTGAAGAGTAAGGTTAATGGAAAATAATTTAAAGAAATATATCGAAGAACTAATTGCTGAAATTGAAAACGATGAGTTGGATATTGAAGAAGCAACCACTTCTGGTGATGTAGCTGGATACAACACCCCAAATGCGTTTAAACGTACAAATGGTGATGATGAAGATGCTGAGCCTGATGATTCTCATACAAAAAAAATCAATAAATCAACTGGATACAAAAAGGTTAACGAAAATCGTTGGCATGAGTTAAGAAAAGATGAATCCTCACCAAAAGCAAAAATTGGTAGAGGAATTTCAAACGTCAATAAACAACTTTCTGAAATCGAAAAGTTTGTAGGTTGGTATGGTAAAATAAAAAAAGAAGGTGGATTGGATTCAGACCAATACTGGAAACGTACTCAGAAAACTCTTTCAAAGATTAGAGAGAGGTTAAATAGTATTGCAACTTCAATACAAAACTTTTAATAGGAATAACAGCTATGAATATCACCAAAGACCAAATTAAAGAAACTCTAAAAACAGTAATGGCTGAGGAAGCTGATTACAAATCGTTTTTTAAAAAAGCATTAGAAAAAGCAGGTAAATCTATCCCATCAATGAGTGATGAGGAGAAGAAGGAATTTTTCAACAAAATAGATACCGCTTGGGATGCCAAAGGTGAGAAGAACGAAGGTAATGCCTTTGGTGCTGCTGTTACTAACGCTAAAGAAGCTGGTGAGGATGAATTCGAAGTTGATGGTAAAAAATTCAAAGTAGAGGAATCTCATTCGGATTGTAATTGCGGATGTGGTGGTTGTTCTACATCAGTAAACGAAGCTAGTAAAGAAGCAATGGGGATTGCTGCACTAACTGGGACAAGAGGTTCGGCTGTTGAAGATTTTATTCTTAAACATGAGTTGGATGGTAAGAAACTATTTAAAAGTATTACTAAGGCAAATTTAAGAGGTAGGTTAAACTTCGTATCAGCATTAGCTGGTAAGGATGGAAATCCAAATCAAAAACTTACAATTAAACTACACAAAGAAAATTTTAACGAAGAGTTATCTACGGAATTGGCATTTGAGGTAATTACCTTTATGGAAAGACCTGTTATGGAAACTGTAATGGTGGATGAGTTTGAGAAAAGTGATATAGTTGAGATGTTAGTTAATGAAGGTATTAATGATGTATTAACTGAAGGTGTAAAAGCTGAGTTTAATACTTTAGTGGAAACTTACAATAAAAAATAAACGAACGAAATGAAAAATTTAATTATAGAAACTAATTTGTTTAAAGGTAGCGTTAATGAAGATGCTTCTGGTAGAACATTGGTTAAGGGAGTTCTTCAACGTTCTGGTGCAGAAAACCAAAATGGAAGAGTGTACCCAAAAAATATATTAGAAAGAGAAGTAGATAAATATCAAACTCTTATTAAAGAAAGAAGAGCATTNGGTGANTTAGACCACCCAGATTCTTCGGTTATAAACCTAAAGAATGTATCTCATAATATCAGAGAAGTACATTGGGAAGGTAATGATGTAGTNGGTACAGTTGAAATCTTACCAACTCCATCTGGTAACATCTTAAAAGAATTACTAAGAGCCGGTATCCTATTAGGTATCTCATCAAGAGGTATGGGTTCGGTTAGTAATATTGGAGAAGGTAAAGTAGAAGTAGGTTCTGATTTTGAACTAATTGGTTGGGATTTTGTATCCAATCCATCTACACATGGTGCATTTATGACTCCAATGAACGAATCGGTAGTAAAGAAAATTGGTACTGATGTTTGTGGAGATTTTTGTAAAGCAGAAAGTTTAATGAGAGAAATTATAACGGAATTATCATAATGAAAAAAGGATTTGACATATACAAATACGTTACCGAAAACAAAATCGAATTTAAAGTCGATTCTAAACAAGGTAAAAACGTAAGCAAAGGGTACAATGATATCCGTAAAACTAATATCAACGAAGTAAAGATTGTTGATGGTAAATTTAGTTTATCAGAATCACTTGATGCTAATAAGCCACTAAGTAACGAAACTAAAAAACATTTTTTAGAAGTTATCTCAACTTACAAAAGTTTTGATGAACAAATGAAAAGAAAATCTGATATCGTAGAGGTAGCAGAAACGTTAGGTGGAATCGTAGAAGCTTCTAAAGCATTACTATTGGGAGAATCTGATGATTGGTTCGATAAGGTAACGATTAAACGTAACCTAAGTGAATTAGAGAAGATGGATAAATCATTCGAAAAGATTGCTTCCGAAGCAAGACAAATGGATGAGAGGTTAAGTGCTCTATATGAAGATATGGGAAATATTCTAAATAGATATTACGAAATGGCTGATTTAGACATTGAAGAAGTTAATCGAAGATTAGGAAAAAAATAATATTACTACTATGATAAAGTTAAAAGATTTACTAAACGAAGCTGAATCATTTACAGCAATAAACAAAGCTACTGGTAAAGTATCAGTATTCAAATCAAAAGATTCAAGAGATTCAGCTATCAAAGCTGGAACTCATGATGAGAAAGAAGAGGCAGAGAAGGGAGGTGATTCTGCCGGTGAAAAGGAGAAACCCAATATGTTCTCTAAAGATGCCGGTTATGATGCACCTGATGATTCTGATAATGACGATGATGATTATGAAATAGATGATTCTGATGAGGATAATATCGAACTTCCAAAAGAAGTAGAAGCTGAGTTTGAAAAAGAATTAGGTACAGTTGGATATGATTGGGCAGATATAGGTGCAATACCTGGTGTAATCTCTTATATGGATAAGGATGAAAACGCAATTATGATATCAACGGGCGCTGCTTATGGTGGTGATGAACCATTTTATGTAAGTGGATATAACCTACCAGATATGGAAGATGGTGAATCTGATGAAACAAATGGTAAATCATTTGATACAAAAGAAGATGCTATGGCTTACGCTAAGGAATTGGCACAAAAGTTAAAAGGTGGAGAAGCCAAAGAAGAACCTAAAGAAGAACC